CATTAGTTGTATATCCTGCATCGTTATTAAATCCTGAAATATTAATATTGCCTTTTGTTAATTTCTTTTGTGCATTGACGGAATCAACAACACAGAAAAAATCACCATCGGCATCAGAAGTTGAAGTTGCTAGTTCAGATAAATCTACATTTACTGCATCAGCAGTGACATCAATTAAAGTTCCTGCTCCAACATTTAGAGAACCACTTGTAGTGACTGTTCCTGTTAAACCATTTCCACCAGATACAGAAGTTACAGTACCTGTTGTGGTTGAAAAACCTGCATCGTTATTAAATCCTGAAAGATTAATATTACCTTTGGTAAGTTTTTTTTGAGCATTAACAGAATCCACAACAACAAAGAAATCACCATCAGCATCTGAAGTTGAAGTGGTCAATTCTGATAAATCGACATCAATCGCATCAGCCGTAACATCAATTAGATTGCCTGCTCCAACATTGAGTGTAACAGTACCAGTTGTGCCACCACCTGTTAAACCAGATCCTGCGGTTACTCCTTCAATATCTCCTACGTTAATAGAACCTCCAAGAGATACGCCTGAGCCATTAATCGTGATAGAAGAATTATCTAAAGCAGAATTTGGAACAGCGGAAAGTCTTGCATTAGGTAATGTGCCAGAAGACACATTGGAAGCATTTAAAGTTGTTAATCCTGCACCTGAACCATTAAAAGTAGAAGAAGCATTTACATTCCCTGTGACGGATAAAACAGATCCATCAAAAGTCATATTAGCTTCAGCATTCATTGCATCAGTTCCTGTTGCAGTAACTACACGATTATTAGCACCGTTAGTCATAAAATCAGAAACATCAACAGCGACTGCATCTGCTGAAACGTCAATACCTGTTCCCGCTCCAACATTCAATGTGACATCGCCTGATGTACCGCCGCCAGTTAAACCAGATCCTGCGGTGACACCTGTGATGTCAGCAGAGATAGTTTGATATTCTAAATCAGTGCCAGCACCATTAACAGCAAGAACTTGATTTGCAGATCCTATTGTAGTTAGTCCCGTACCACCTTTTGTTGTTGGTACTGTGTCTAATCGATCGTTTGATAAAGTTCCTGAGGAAACATTGGATGCGTTTAAAGTTGTTAAGTTAGCTCCACTAGAAGTGGGGAGTGTTGCAGGGAATCTCGCATCTGGTAATGTACCACTTGCTAGATTAGAGGCATTTAAAGTTGTTAGACCTGCACCTGAACCACTGATAGAGGTTACAGATAAGTCTGCTGAAATTGTTGTGTCGCCTGCATCATCTAAAACATAAGATTTTTCAGAAGGCAGTGTACAAATAACGTCTTTTGTACCTGCGGAAAAATTAACAGCTAAATCACTGTTAGATGAAGAAATAATAGTATCACGAGAAAGAGTGTCTGGAGCTGCATCCGTAACTGTACCAATACCTACTTCAAATTCGGAAGTAGCACGATTGACAATAGCGTAATAAGTAGTGTTTCCTGTACCTACGCCTGCTACAAATGTTTGATATCCTGGTTCAGCTCCACCTAAATTAAGCGTGCCTGTACCTGTTGTTGTTGAAGTCTCTTTGACTCTATCTGCTACTGCGAATGCCATGCTTTTTTATACCTCATGCGGCAACTCCTGTCCACGAATTTGTTACGTCAGGGTTAACTGGTTCCCAAGCTCCTGTTATTGTTTCTTTTCCAAGTGCGAAACTTATTAATTGTCCAGTGACTAATACATTAGCGTCACCAACGACATCTACTGTACCATAACTAAATGAAATTTGCAATCCTGTCGGTGTTACAATAGCATCTGCGGTTACAGTTGGTGTACCATCTGCAAAGACTAAACCTAAACCTGTTAGAGAAACAGAAGCATCACCATTTATAGTAATATCTCCTGTATTTGTAGAAACTTCTTCTCCTGTCGGTTCGACCAGAGCACTTGCAGCGACTGTAGAAGTACCTAGTTCCGTAGAAGCTTCTACCCCTGTTAAAATAGCAGCAGCAGGTGCGTTTGCTGTTCCTGTGAATGTTTCTGCTTCAACTCCTGTTAATGAGATATTTGCATCACCTGCAATTATGGCTGTTCCTGGAGAGAAGGTAGCTTCTACCCCTGTTGGTAGAACCAAGGCACTTGCAGCGATAACAGAGTCACCTAATTCTGCTTCAATTTGATCAGCAGGAGCAATAACTGTAATATTTCCACCTGCAGCGATACCTACACTGTTAAGGTTAGTATCAATTTGTAATCCTGTAACATCGATAAAGTTATCAGTTTGAGTTGTTAATGTTCCTGATTGAGTATCAATTTGTTCGCCTGTCACTGCTGCAACAGCAATACCTTTTGCTTCAGCCGTACCTAATACTATGTCTGCTTGTATTCCTGTAACATCGATAATTTGATCTGTAGCAACACCAATAGTACCTGTGGTGCTTGTTGCATTGAGTCCGGTAACAAGGGCCTCGGAACTAATTACTTCATCAGAAGCAAATGGTGCACCTGCGAAAGTATTGCCTGGTTGGAAAGATTGTTCTATAGCACGATCAATTGTGCCTTCAGTAAATTGTACTAATAAACTTGTTGGAGTAATAACTTGATCTGTTTGCAGTGAAACAGATCCTGTAAAGGTTGAAAGTTCTTCTCCTGTCGGAACTTGAGTGGCTCCACCCGTTACAGACTCAGTGCCTAAATTAGTGCTAAGTTCTGAACCTGTAACCTCTGCTATGAATTCAGCAAAAGCAGTTGCCTGTCCTACATTAGTTGACGCTTCAACACCTGTTGTAAGAAATATTGCATCACCTGTAACTGATTCATTTCCAGATGAAAAAGATACACCTATCCCTGTCAGGATAACCTGAGAATTTACTTCTGATTCATCAGAAAAAGCAGAAGCTGCGATAGGTGAACTAGCGTAAGACATATCTTATACTACAAGCAACTAGCTTGTTTGTAAACGAAATGCCTTAGCTAATTCTTAGAATTGCGTTTGTAGCGTCGTTTGCTGGGAACTGAATTGTAAAAGTTCCGTTTGTAGATGTCTTCACACCACCAAAGTCTAACACTGCAATTGCTGCATTTGTATTCGCTGATGAAGTGTTATAAATCAAAGCTGCTTGAGCTGAGATTGTTGCACTTGTAAATGATAAATCATCAAAGTCTACAAAAGCTGTAGATGCTGTTGCGTTAGTTTTGGTTAAGCTGACGTTAGCGTTTTGTAAAGTGCCACCGCCTGCTGCGTATGTGCCTGAGTCACCGACTTCATTAGTCACTGAATAGGCTGATGTGTTTGCATCTAAAGTAGCAGAAGCTGTATAGAGAGCGAGATTCACAGTATCTGAACTGATATCATGGTCGCCATCTAACAACTGCTGTTTGAATGTTGCACAAACTGCTTGGTTAATTGCCATTTTTAACTACCTCCTGGGTCTACTGATCTTAGAGGGAGTCGTAATACACCATCGGAATACTCGTCCCTACGTTTACGTCCCATCTGCTCTTGAGCATAAAGCTGTAGAGCCTGTTGGAACTTCTGCTCGTATAATTGCATATCTTGTGTATTTTTCAAGTAAGAAAAAGTTTCACCAAGAACGCCATATAAGAGAACCTCTGGAGCATTGTTAGATATAAAAGTAGTAGTGCTTGTTCCTCCAGTGCCGTCCCCTAATCTCTCTGGTTGCTCGTTATACCAAAGTTCTAAAGTGTAGGCTTGATCTGGTGTAGGAGCTAATATCAAGTAACTACTGTCCCAATTTGCCCAATATTTAGGTTCTCCATTGGTGGAGCTAGTTGGATCACTTCTAGTCAAAGAATATTCATCAATAAAGGTTGTATCTCTTTGCTCAAGCCAAACTCTATCGCCATTATCTTTCACAAGTTGGGCTGCTCTAGCAAAACGAAATCCTCCTAAACCTAAAGAAGCAACTTCAACAAAAGCATTATCTGTAGTAAGACTGGTTGTTGCGTATCTTCTTTGAGCGTCAGAATCTACTTCTCTGTCAATTTTATTTTCTACATTCGTAATGAAAACATTAATCACAGAATTCGATAAAACATTGCTATCGACTTCCGTGTAATTTCTTACATTGGTTAATAATTCAGAATAATTCATGATATCTCCACGGTCACTCTACCAACTCTCGTTTTCATTATCAAGTCACCATTTACTTGAGAGGGTTGCATTCCATTGCTTGTAAATAAACTTTGGTTGGGATTTCCGACTGGAACTATTAGAGGTTCTTGTCTATCCGGTCTAGCATTTTTTAATGCTTCGGGATCCGCTGCGTGATAAGGAGGATCGAGTTGAGGATGTTTCGGCTCAAAACATTCAGGGCAAGTAAAGAGTCCGTTCCATTCTTTTCGCAGTTCTAAATAAGGATACTGATAGCCACATCGATCACAAATGGCTTGTGAATATTTACCCGATGCAAATGCCATAGTTAATTCCTAAAATAGTTTTGAGGTACAAGATGCACGGAAGTTCGCTGACCGTCCTCGGTCAATGCTCTTTGTAATTCATCTTCGTAATACAATTTCATTTCTTGTACTCTTCCTGGATTGTGTTTCTGTGCCAAATAAAAAGATAAACCAGAAACCATACAAGGTAAAAATCTGTAAGGTGCGTCGGGTGTATTAGTATATGCTCCCGCATCTTCAATCCTGGCCACATAATAATAATTAATCTGAGTATCGGTTACACCAGGTGTTTGATACAAACTAATTTCTACATTCGATAGATTTCTTCTCACATAATATTGAGAAGGTGTTCCTGTCGAACTTTTATTTGGTATCGCTTGATACTCTGATCTTGAAATTTTGTTTAAGGTAGTATCGGTACTACCATTTCGAAAGACTGCTTCTAAGACATCACTACAATCTGCCGGAGCAGTGTAAGTCGTAGTATTGGCTACTAGGTTTTGAGTATAATTAGTCACCTTCCAAAGATGAACTCCTCGATTACCCCATTCGGATAATAGAAGATTCAAACTTCTCCTAGCTGATTTTAAATCATAACCTGTTCTAACTTGTTTACCGATTCGCTCAAACGACTCCTCGATAACCTCATCAATGTTAAGATTAAAATCTGTTGTTCCTGAAGTAGCCATACTAAATTACTTTTTCTTGTTTGCCATACCGCCGCCACGCTTTTTCATCATACCGCCGCCACGCTTTTTAATGACAGACTTCTTCTTAGCCATACCGCCAGATTTAAGTCCCATTGCCATTTCTTTTCTAGGAGACATCATTCCGCCTCCCATTTTTTTAACTGGTTTTTTCATAGGTCACCTCTTTTTAA